CGCCAGTCGCTGGATCGGCATTTATTACAGCAAGTGTAGTCTTTGTATCAGTTAAATCTACGCTGTAAATTTCATTATCATATACTACCGTATTAAACTCAATAGTATTAATAGTATTAGATCCTACATTATCAGCAACTCCCCCACCTACTGTATAGTTTACAGTTAATGTTACATTATTAGGAGCTAGCCCATATGTACTAGTATACAAAAAATTAGTTGGGTCAATATTTGATGTTGTAATACGATCTAAATATTCTAATCCTGATCCAATATTTCTTGGGTTTGGAATAATTTCTTCATCTGAATCTGAACTAATACCAGATCCGAACTGTAACTCAGTTTTATAATCACCACGTACTCGTGTCACAAATCTACGTGCCGTACGACGTAACTTTAATATATAAGGGACAGTACTACGATAGATTGATAATTCTGGATCATTGAATGGTATATTAGCAATATCTTCAAATATAGTATCTTGTGCTAAATAGTCAGTTTGATACCATATATTACCATCGCTATCAGTAACATTAATTATATCTAATACATTAGTATCAGGTAAAGTAATTTTATCATAAGGTTTAGGATCTGTAAATGTAAATGTTAATGTCTTAGGAGTTCCAGATACGGCACGAACAGTCTTTTTAAATAAATAAACCGTAACATCACCACTACCATTAACAGAATATACTGATATATCAGTTGGACTAGTTGTTGTTGATTGCGAAAAATCTACAGGTTCTATAGTTCTAAATTTAATATTTTGTTCGGTACGTACTACCATACCAGCTTTAATAGTTAATGCATATCTATAATCAGGTCGAGTGTTTACACCAGTACCAATTGATGGAACTAATTGAAATATATCAACATCTACCGTAGCAGGCGTATTTAATTTTGGTTTATATCCAAATAACTGTGATAGCATTAGAACATTAGGTTCTTCTTTCGCTGAACTTAAAACAGATTCACGGAATTGTTGATCTGCATAATACGATAATACATCTCCAACATATGATGCCATTTCAATAAACATCATACCAGGTGATGATTCATTAAAATCGGAGTATGTATTCGGAAAATACTGTTTAGCAAAATTAATAAGATTCTGTCTAAATTGAGCAAAATCCTTATTCAAATATTTTACATCTTTTTTAACTAATTCCATTATATTGTACCTATAGGTGTTAACTGTTGAGCATTAAATGTTTCTGGGATCTGTAAACTATTTTCTGATGCTAATATGTTAATAACACGATTAGCGCCTGACGTAGTTACCTGAAAATGTAATCGTATTAAAATACTATACTCGTCTCGTACTTGTAGTATTTCTATATCATTAATTACAATATATGGTAACCAGTAAGCAATATCTTCACGTAACGTTGTATCAAGTTCTGCAGCTAAATCATCTGTATTTTGCTCAAAAATAAGTGAATATATCATGGTACCAAATCTAGGTTGCATGACGCGTTCGCCTTTTATAGTCAATAATAAATTTTTAAGATTGCTAATTGATTGTGCTTCTGTTGAATACGAACTATTAAAAACTCCAACGCCATTGCTTTGCTCAGCATAATTTGCTGTTTCATCTTTACGTGATACGCTACTTTTATTAAAAGGTAACGTAACGCCTATGGCCTTATCAGGTAAAGTATTTATTGGTCGATATTGGTAAATAGTACGTGCCATTTATTATTTTACACCTTTCTTTTTATCAATAGCTTTCATTAATGCCGAGTAATCTTTTGTCATAGCTGTTACAGCCGCAGCAACGTTTTCATTACCTAAATTAACAGGTGCGCCATTTAGGTCAGTTGATGGAACTACATACGGAATATTATCATCCATGGAATGTCGCATACCACCAAAGGCCTGGGCCATTTCTGATCTAAAATTCATAGTCGACCATTCATCAACTGGAGCTGGTATTGTAGCTGTCTCGTTAAGTAAATCATTTAACATTGGATCTTTTGCAAATGTTTTTTTAGGCTGTTTATTAGTCATACGATTTAATTCTAATCCATGTTGTATAACCTTAGTATGATCTGATTTATTTTCGTTAAGCATTCTTTTCATTTCTGTACGAACAGCTTGTTGCACTTCTTCGCGTATAATTTTACGTAGTGCATTGAAAAATGATTTTGATTCCATATATTTATCTCACTTTTTAATAAATATGTAGATATTATAATGTTACAAGTTTTTACTTGCTTGCAGGATTAAAATATCCTACTATAGTTTTACTAGTAGCACTGACACTTTTATACGCTACAGTATTACCGTTACGTTCGCCTTTACCGCCCTTAGTATTACCTTCAATTGTTAATATACGAGTTGGTATACCGTTTTTATCAGCTATTACGCCTGCTACAATACCAATATGACTAAAATTGTATATGATAGCAGAGCCTAATATAGGGTTACTAGTAAATCTTTTCTCTTTTTGTGCATACTCTTTCCATCGAGATACTCCTGCTGATCTCGGACCGTCTGCATTAGCCTCTAAGTACCATGAAGTCACTGCAGCCGCACACCAAAAATAGCCTTCACCCACGGATTTTGGATTTGCTGTGCCAGTTTGTTTTAACATTTCATCAATACGTCCTTCCTTTATCATAGTTTTGTACGATGTTTTATCCGTAAATCCAAATCGCTGGCCTATAGATGTTTTACGTTTACTAGGAATTCCTCCATAGTTTTTATCTAGAGTTTCTTTCATTCCTATATCTTTTATTGCAACAGCAATAATACGTTCGCCAATTGTAGATCTGAATTTAGTCGGAGTATTTTTTATACCAGCCAATACTTCTGTATTATCAACGTTAATAGGTGCCGACACTAATTCATTTTGATTTAATTCGCCACGTATTAACTCGGCATATTCTTTTGTTGTCACTTCCGAAGAATTTTTTATGGTATTATATTCTGACTGCATAATTTTTCTATAATCAGCCGATAATACCGTAACAGCTTTATCAATTTTATTTTTTAATTTTTGTATTATCGATACTTTGACAGGTGTACCCCAATTAACAGTTGTCTGTTCAATATTATGTGTTGCGGTGCCACTACTAAACCATGTATGGATAGCAGCTGATATAATAGTAGCGCAATCAGCATGTGAAGCTTCCACATCTGTTAATGCTTTATATAAACTAGTAAAATTTGGTAATGTAACTGATGTCGGTGCAGTGCCGGTATATTCCGGCGACATCCCAGATGCGACAACAGCTGCATATACCGGCAATGCCGTTGTCAATGCATTAATATGTCCATTAGGCTGACCTGCAAATGAATTAAACGTAGCTATCATCTGCGCTCTACCGGATTCTACGCCAGTACTAGCAGGAGTGATTGGAATTAAATAATTACATATAGCATTAGATAATGCTGTGGCATTATTAGTATTAGTAGTTGCTGTATAAATAGCAGTTAAAGAGGCTTTAAGTATATTAACATCTAATGCCATAATTATTACTCAAGTGTATCAAAAGAGTCATTTGATGCAGTATCGACGGAATTACCAATTCCTTGATATGATGATTCGGCTGCCGTACTAACCGGTGTAGTTTGGGTGATTGGTGTTTGTGATGTAGTAACTGTACTAGCACCAGTAGGATCTAAAGTAGCGGTATCAGTTATTGCCAATGTAGTCTGTGTATCTAAATTAGCTGCAGGCGTAACAATTTCTGGTGTACTAATAGATGCTATTGGAGTACCACCAGATGATTTCATTGCAGTCAAGTCATTGAATATCTGTATAAATTTAGCTACATTTGTAGATAATCCAGTAGGCCCAACACCAGTTGCAATTGTCTCTTGCTGATTTGCAATTTTAGTTACTTCATCAACAAACTGATACATTAAGTTAAAAAACTTATTCATATCCAGTTTCCAGTCTGGTGTAGACATGGCAATTGTTTCTGATGCAGATAATACGATACTATTAGATTTGGAATTAAAAACTAAACGATCGGCATTAATAATAACCTGTGAATTTGAATAACTACCAATAGTAGATATTGTTTCATTAATTACCTGTGATGGTTTTAAGTCTACCTGTTGTTCTGATGTTATGTAAATAGAACTATTATCATCATTAATATTTTCAATAGCATACTGCGAGCTATTTTTTGTAAGAGATGATATACCATTTGCTATAACAATTAAAGGAGAGTTAGCGGCGCTGCCGTCCCATGGTGGTCGGTTGTTATAAATACTAGTATCACCTTTAACAGTTGAACTAAATCTAATAGCTGAACCAAATCTAGATTGTATTATTCTATCGCCTTCAAATGGCTGAAGAAAAGATAAATTAGACGTACCAAATGTATATAGTTTTGGTGATTGGAATATACTAGTAGATTGGTCAGTATTACGTATACCATTTTGTAATGTCTGATCACCAGATTTTACTGCCTTGGTATTATAAAACCCTGTCAATACATTAACGTTTAAGTTATTAACAGCGTTAATTGGCTTGGAATAAAAATAACCTGTGCGTATACGATCTATATTTGTATCACTGGTATTGGCCGTTGTTAATAATACATGTTCACCGGTTATTGGTATTTCAAAATCATTAGCATTTAATGGTGTAGCATATGCTTCTGTCGGTTGGCCACTATTATTACCACCATTATCTAGACGTACTTTAATAGTACCTTTCGGATACACAATACCAGTAGAATCAACAGTTTCTTTGTATG